GAATTGTCTGTAGGAGACGCACCGTTGTTTGCAGGATTCATACTAGCAATCCACGTAACTCCAGCTGAATTGGAAAAGTTAAAAGCGTAAGCATGAACCTCTGTACTACCGCGTGCGTAATTATAAGCGGAAGAAAAATATGCCCCATAACCAAAAGTCTCAGAAGGAAAAGATGTGGGACCAGGAGTAAGCACGGACTGGGGGGGAGAATACCACCAAGGATAAACATTGCCTCCAAAAAGCGCTCCTGTGCCAAGCACGTCAGAACGCCACTTGGGCAGCATAATAAGCTGCTTCACAGATGTCACACACTCGCCGATTGTAAGTTCACAAACATCCGTAGAAGTAGAAGTGAGCACACGACCCGATTGGGCCACGGGCGTTCCAGCCTGACTAACAGCAAAGATAGGCCCCAAAGGAACAGAAAGCTCGAAATCAGGTGCTCCACAGACCTCCACCATAAAATCGACCGTATCAGAAACCACACCTGTCGCCTGCACGTTGTCCAACACGCTCATGGTTAAAGATCCCATAAGCTCATTAAAGCGCATGTGCGGAACATAAGGTGAATAAGGTACGTGAAACTCAAAAATGGAGGAATCACGTAAGTCGAAAATAGTGGAAAGGCCTGTAGGCTGAGGTGCGCTAGACGCAAACTCAGGAGCTAGATAAGTAGGCAAAGTAGGTGCGCTAGTCGTACCTGCTATAGCCGTAGACGAACCCAAATTTGCGTAAGGAAAGTAAGCGACAAGCATCCGGCCACCATGCAGCTTCGTCTTCGAAAAAGTGAAGCGAAACTTAAAACCACCTCTCCAAAGCTTAAAACAAGAAGAAGTAAAAAGCAAATGCGACGGCAGAATGCCATTATTGCCCGTAGCTGAATACGCTGGCACAGGAACGTTGCAAAAAGGTGGCGTGGCTCGGGTCCGAAACCAAAAATAGGAAGGACCCACACCAGTTGCATATATGACTGTGCCCGTGTTCCGGGCGGTGGAAATGGAACCCACACAGATCTGAGCCCAGCGCGAATTGATGAATGCCAAAGACATCTCGTCGACTGCAGTGCCTCCAAACTGAGGATCGACCGTTAAACTATTAGAAGCAAAAGGAGCAATCATAAGAGACGTA